ATATCGGCGGCACAGCCGTTGACACTAACGGAAAACCCAAGGTCTACGACGTACCGCAACAACTTGTAACGATTGAAACGCAATACGACAGAACGCTTCCGCAAGGGAGCCCAGCTGCTGAACCACTGTGGTCGGTTTACACGTCTTACGTAGGCAATCGGAACAGCGCTGTGTTTCTCGGCTTTCCAATCGGGACGCTGCTTTACCAGGGCTTCCAGACGGCACCGGAAGACAACTACTACCGGATGAGCCACACGTTCCTTTATGACGCCTGGTACCACCTTGAGCAGATCCCCGCGCCAAATCCGACCGGCGAACCAGTGTTGGTTGCTGGCGTCACTATCGGTGGTATCCCAATTCTGCAAGTCGACAAAGTTGTGTTCCTGCAACGGTACGACACGCTCTCAGCGTTCTCCGGCATCTTGTCAGCACTCGACCTGACCGCGTTGACTAACCCGAAACCACTGGCAATTGCATAATGGCTTTCCAGAACCCCATCTTCAACGGGAACTTGTACGGCGGCCTGACACGGTTTGCTATGAACGGTTTCGCGCAGACTCAGCGGGTGGCAACTGCCAACGCTGCGGGCATCAAGTTTGCCCAGGGTGAAGCGTTTGCCAAGGCGCCTACCAAGTCTGTTCTAGCATCGATCGAATCTGCCACGCTTTACGCGGACAACCGATGGACGTATTCAGTGAAAATATGGTTCCCGACTCCGATCGGTGGCGGTGGGATCACTGTCCCAACAGCAGACCTAAGTGGAACTTACACCGCCGCGGTGAACCTTCGCGAGTGGCATAACACGCTCAACATCGTTGATGGCATGAATATTTCGGTCACCCCAGCTGCGACCATCGGGCCGGTTGGCAGTCAATACAACACCATCACAAACGTCTGGCCAACCACGCAACTCAGCGCGAAGGTGGAACTGCACATCTGCCACGACAGTGCGGGCGGCGTCTTCGCGTACTTCGATCGACCAAACCCAGTGCGATGCACACCCGCGGAGGAATAAATGCCAAACGTAGACCTAGCGCTCAATTACCCAAATACCGTCATCGTCCCTGGAGAGGAATGGTCACTTGCCGGGACGATCCAGACCGAAGATACTGCTAACGCATTCGATTACACGGGCTACAACGTCCGCGCAAACGTAACGGTCGGTTCGTATGCACTGGCGAGTACTGGCAACGTCACCGGTACAGCCGCGACCGGTACGTTTCTCCTAAAACTCACAGCGACCATGACCGATCTTTATCCGTCTAACTCATGGGGAACGCTAGTGATTCATTTACACAACTCGACTACGCCGTCACTGAACAAACATGTAGCCACGATCGGCTTTCGCACCTCAGTGGAGACAATCTGATGTACACCTCAATGCTCCGTCGCGCTCTTCTTTCAAACTCTGTCAGTGGACCAAAGGTTTACGGTTCAACCGTGCCTGCGCAAATGATCCTTGATGCTGCCAACGGCACGGATTCATTGGACGTCATTGTCATCGGCGACAGCAACGCGACCTTCCCAGGTAGCGGTGGCTACAACAATGCATGGCATAGAGTGTTTAACACAACCTTGCGCGTGCCAATCTATGCCACCTCATTGTTTGCTGGTGGCATGACCAACGTAGGCGCACCTACTGCCGTTACAGCAATCAATAGAGATACGGCAGGTTTAGGTATTGGTGCAAGCAGTACAGCGGCGGGTATCGCAGGTGCAACTGGCACTGGCAGAATGTTGGCTACTTCACAGGCAGATGCAAACATTCTTGCTTTGAAAAATTACCTAGGAATGTCAATTACTAGTTGGGATGTAAACGACAAGACCACCAACACCCTCATGTTCCCGCACGGATTTGGAGCCAATCCGATCGTTGTTGAAACCGCCGGGACATTCCTTGGGACATTTGCCCAAAGCAGCGTGCAGGTTTCTACCTTCAACAGTTCTGAAACCTCAACAGCTACAACCTGGGGATCCGAGTTGGCATTTGGTACTGATGGTGCAGGTGCAGGTGTTTCACTTGCCTATCGCTTGGTGTACGGCACCTTTGCTGCCGGTTCAGGACAGTTCAAACCGCGTGCAATTTGGAGTAACAGCACTGCCCTTGCAGCACAAGACAGTGCATTTACTTCTACTAATACTGGCGCGGTCGGCTACGCCACAAAGTCATGGACAATTCCAGCAGTGGCGTTTAGCACTGGTGCAGGGCAGAAGATCTTGCATTGCGGTTGGGATGGAAGCGCTACCGGAGTCGCAAGCACCACGGGCCCGTTTGCATCGTTGTGGAACAGCGTGGTTAAAGTCGGGCAGAAAGGCTATGCGGTTTCGTGCCTGAACGCGTTTGGTGGACTAAACAGCGCACTTACTGTTTCCAAGATCACCAACGCTGGCAAACTTGTTGACGCATATCTCAAGGAAATTCGGGAGCGTCAGATTGCTTGCGGTGGAACCGGACGCGCACTGGTTTTCTTAAATCTCGGCATCAACACGGTCGAAGACCAAACTACCTGGACAACCAACGCCGAAGCCTTGGTCACGCTCTTGTCATCCAAATGGATTGCGCTAGGCGGTGCTGCTGAAAACATCTCGTATGTCTTGACGGTCACGCATCCAAACACCACTGGTACATGGGCTACTAACCGTCCTGCAATCAGTACGGCCGCCAACGCATGGGCAATTGTCAACGGCTCGGCTAACAACCTTTGCGTGATTGATATCAACACGATTTACACCGCAACGGTAATGAGCAAATACAACATGTTTGACAGTGGTGGAGAATCACACCTGAATTCTTCTCCAACTGCTTCCGGAACAACCATCACTACCAAGGAAGATTCATACTTCGCAATCGTGCAAGGAATGGTTAGCGCCATGTTGTCGCTGTAATGATCTACCTCGCCGTCATCGTCCTATCGTTGCTGCTCACCGGCTGCGCATCGCAGACGGCGAGAATTAGCCAGGCAGCGACAGCGACAAGCGCGAGTGTTGCTGTAGCGCGTACGCATCTACTCGCCGCGAACGCTGAATTACTGGCGATAGAGCAGAACGTGGATGCGGTGCATGAAGCCATTCCGTATGTCAGCGATGACACCCATCCGATCTTCAGTACGCTGACCTACATGAGCATCGGCGCATCGGTGCTCGTAGCCGGTGCACTGATCTACATGTACATACCACGGAGATAAGGAATGTTGACTACAACCCAATATACGATTTGGATGGTGGCGCTACTCGTGGTCACGTTTTTGGGTGGATGCTCAGTCGGAAACACGTTTCGGAAGTTCAGACCAGTCAACGCTAAGAAAGCAAAAAAATGATCATCATTTCCTCGGCGGAAAGCCTCATCGGTAGTCTTTGGTTCGGCATCATGCTTGGCGTGATCGGCGTAGTGGGTGGCTACATCTACTGCCGTCGGCAGGGCGGCAAATGAGCCGACGGCGGATTTGCTGTTGCACTGGTGAAGAACCACCACCACCGCCTGACGTCATGCCAGAGCGGGCGGATTGCAACATCACGTTTCCGTCTACGTTCCCGGCCCGTAGTTACACCTTTAGCGTTTCGGGATCTATTCAAGCGCTTGCCTATGGGATCAACGTCCCACCGCTATGTGATCCAGGCAGCGAATTCATTGCCCACACTGATTGCACGCCCCGAGCGCTTCAGCAGGACTACATTACTTACGCGCCTAACTGCGATCCGAACGATCCTCAATGCCGATCAAACAGCAAAGCAGTAGGTACGAGCAATTACAGTGGCACATTTGTCATTGCCGGTGCTACCAACAATGGTGGTATTTGCAATTCAGAGAGACCGTTTACTAGTTCTGTGTCGACGGTTTCATGTGATGGCGGCGATACAGTTATCCCGCTTCTTGCAGTTGCGTGCGATCAAGAATTCTCTTCTAGCTGCGGCCGCAGTGGCGCGTGTTACAACACAAGCACGATCGTGATCTTTATTACTGCTGGCGACAATGTCACGTACTCGCAAACCGATCAGAATTGCGACGTGACTTCACAAACCGTGTGCCTGACGCAATCAATGGAATGCACATATCAAAGGCGTAAAGCAACTACTGATACTTGGATGGCTGAAGGCCTTTATTACCTTGTCAGATTGAGCGGCCGGCAATTAAACCAAGGCTGTACGGCTATTCCTGATCTGTGCGGCTCGGTGACATCGCCGATTAGCCGCGCTGGCGTTCCATCAACCATTACCGTGACAGGGTTCTAATGATCCGCATCAAGTACATCCACGCCGGAGTGACTCGCATGGCCGTAGCGCAGATCCTGCCCGACGGTGAATTGGAGTTTGTGGGCAAGTCGGAAGTGACGCCAGGCATCGGTGACGTAGTAGCAGCAGCCACAACTGCCGTAGGCGTAAAGCCTTGCGGCGGCTGCGCCAAGCGCAAAGCAGCGCTAAACAAGGCAACGCCAGGTTGGCTTTCCAGAATTCTGTTGCGAACTTCCCAACTGGTCGATAGACTCAAAGCACGCGTATGGAAGCGCTAACGGGAGCCAAGACGGCTCCGAGCGTCGCCAACGCAATGCTTTGAGAGGAGCATTCAATGTTGGATCTACTGCTAGTTTTGTCGGGCTGTTTCAGCATGGGGGTGTTTATGTTGCTGCTGCTGGATCCAAGCCATGAGGCTTGCAAGCCGGAGGTGCGCAAGTGAACGAACTCACCATTAACGAGATCAACCCTGGCGCGATAGTCAAGCGCAATGAGGAAGTGTGCAGGATCGTCGGGCCCATCGTCCGCGCCAAGTACACGCAAGTCATTCAGGGTCGCAACTACTTGACCGTGCAGGGCGCCCAGGCGATCGCCTCGTCGCTCGGCTATACCAGTGGCACTGCCAGTCTCCGGCACGTCGAACCGACGGAAAGCGTCGCCGGCTACTGGGAAGCGACCTGTACGGTCTTGTTGAATGGCGTCGTAGTGGGTTCTGGCATCGGCTCGGTGTTTGATGACGAGCGCCCGTGGAACACGCGCCCACAGTTCGCCAGGCAGATGATGGCTCAGACCCGGGCAACCGGGCGGGCGCTCAAGGGCGTGATGGGTTGGGCGTTCGCGGCTCTCGACTACGAGGGCAGCATCGCCGAGGAAATGCCCGAGGAGGCGTCTAGGATGCCTCAGGACGCGCCCGCGCCTCGCAAGGCACTCGCTGCGCCCTCCAAGGCGTCGAAGCCCGCAGAAGGCAAGCCTGCGCCTAAAGGCGGTCAGCAGGTACGAGGCATTTGTGCAGGAGTTGATCCGAAGACGGCAAAGTCAGGAAAGCAATACTGGCGCGTTGGGCTAGAAGCCAATGGCGTGGAATGGTTTACGTCGTTCTCGGCGGTGGATGCGGACATCATTGGCAAGTTGGTCATTCTCCACCTGAAGCCTTGGCAAGATGGCGTCATCATCACGGATATTCAGGTGGTGGTCGAAGAGGAGGTGCCGTTTTGACCCGTCCCCAACCATCGGAAGTTTGGCGCTGCGGAGCGCTTGACGGCATCCAAAAATTGGTGCTGTTGGCGATTCTTGACTACGGACGCATTGCTTACCCTCGCCAGGCAGTGCTTGCAGCGAAGTGCGGCATCAGCCGTTCGACCTGTCAACGCGCCCTGGATCAACTGCGCGCAAGTGGTGTCCTGACAACTAGTAGCCGAGGCAAGGCGCTCGTCTACCGCATCAACCTGACAGGTGAGGATCGGCGTCAAGATGACGCATCACGAAGCATCAAGATGACGCAGGAGAAGCGTCAAGATGACGCACCTACCGGCGTCAAGATGACGCAGGGATCGGAACTAGTCCATTTAACTAGTCCACCTAACCAGGGAAACGCTACCGCGTTCAACGGGTGGGAGGTTCAAGATGACATCGCAAACCGGATCAAGCAAAGAGACCCAAGAGCGGACATCAAGAGCCACTGTTCGGTATGCCGACGCGTACTGATCTCGCACGGTCTCAGCGACCGTGACGCAGTCGGCGCCTGGCGGCTTCTCTTGGAGCATTGGGCCCGCAGCGGCAATGACGCGTACAGCACACTGAAGTTCCACACCGAGAACCTGGGAGGCGCACGGGACGTCGCCAAGGTTGTCTTACACCGATTGCAGGGAGTCGCATGACACAGCCACAGAGCCTCGAAGATCAGATCCTCCAGCAAGTTCTTGTGATCCAAGCGCTACGCCTACGCATCGCACGCATGGAGTCGATTTACACCACGCCACGAACCATCCGATCCACTGGGCAGAATGGGACAACCGAAGACACGCGCCACCAGCGTGACACTGTCGAGGAATACGGGCCCATTACGCCACGTTGTGTCACGGATCAGGAAGTCGACCAAGCGGAAGATGACGGGGCATGACTACTCACATTGTGTACGTACTTGCGCAAGTTGGTCGGCTTATGCTTGAGCGCGACGAAGCCAGGCGTGAAATTTGCCGTCAAAAAGTCGAAGAAACCAAAGGCAAGAAACCACCTACTGCATATGCGGAATATGCAGTATCGAGGGGATGGGATTGCTTCGAGGGAAGGGGAGAGACATGACCAACTCACGCATGAAGGGCAAGAACGGTGAATTGGACGCTTGCCGTGCCCTGGAGAAGTTGTTCCCATTCAAGTGGGAACGTACTGCCCAACGCTATGGCAAGGGCAAAGCCGACATCGAAGCACAGTGCAGCTGGAAGATCCATGTCGAGGTAAAGCGCCGAAAGACAGGCTATTCGTACGTGTATGGACGCTTGAAGACCGACCCACTGATCAGCAGTGGAAGCCTGCTGATATGCCGGTTGAGCCGGTTGATGCAAGTCATGGACGATGGCATATGTCTGCCCAATGTTGCACCTCGATGCGCTGGCCTTGAGGACGCAATGTTGCAAGCGCGTACTGACGCACGTGTAGGGTGGTTACCCATTGTGCTTGCCAGGCAGGATGATGAGGAATGGCTATTAGCGTGGCGTGAAGAGGTGGATACGCGACTCATGGAAGAGGTACGCACATGGCTAGATGGAAATACAAAGCCGATCTAGGTAAGACCTTCAACTATGCGCAGACATCACGCTCACGTGGTGGTACATGGACACGCATAGCGCGTGAGCACAAGGCAGTGCATATGTGTTGCGCACATTGCGGTGGTGTTGCTGACCTTGAGACCGACCACATCGTGCCATTGCATCGTGGTGGTACGAACGAATGGCGCAATTTGCAGTCGTTATGTGCCTCATGTCATTTGCAAAAAACTAAGCGAGAAATGTGAGTACCCCCCGTCATAGGGCCGAGCCCCCCCGTACCCGTAAGGCACCGCGTGGGGGATCAGGCGGAACAGACTCACGCCGTAAACACAGTAAGCGACCACCTTTATGCGCCGACCTAGCCGACGCGTACGCCGAATCAATCGCCAGCGGCAGCGCCGTCGCCAATCTTCGGATCGTTGACTCTTGCAAGCGCTACCTAGCGGAGCGTAAGTCGCCGGCGGCGCACGATGTGTGGTGGGACGAGCCACGCGCCGAGGAGGCTCGGGCGTTCGCACGCAAGTGCGGGCAGGGCGTCGAGGAAGGCGCAGGCACTCCGCTTGAGTGGATGCCGTGGCAATGCCTGGTAGCGATGATCCTCCTCGCCAGGCGGCGGGTAATCGCCAAGGTGAAGACCGACACGCCGGCAACCAAGGCGCTGTTGCTGGTGGTTGCGCGTGGCAACGGGAAGACCGAGTTTGCGGCATCGATGATTATGGCGGCGATGCGCAACGGATCTCAAGCGCTAGAGTTCTCGTCAGTCGCGCCCGATGGCCGGCTTGCACAGAAGACCTTTGAGCGCATGGCAACCATGTGCCGCACCCTGGCGCTTGATGACAGCGACAAAGACGAGCAAGGATGGCGATCCTCGGGCGGCTCGACGCCGGCGCACCCAGGCAAAGTGGTGCACGGTGGCAACCGGTACATATCGCTGCCATGCACCGATCGCGCCCTCGACGGTTTGACGAGCCGGCTAACCATTGCAGACGAATGCAGTCGCATGGACAAGGCGTTCGGGCGCTTGCTCACCGGGCTTGCCAAGTTTGCCACGTCGCAACTGTTGGCGATCACCACACCCGATCCCGAGCAGCGAACGCGCCCGATTTGGGGCTATTGGCAAGCGTGCGAGGCTGCAATTGCTGACGGAACGCCCTATCCAGCAGGGTGGTGGCCCATGATTTACGGCTTAGATACCGAGGATTCTGCCTCGGATCCTGCTGTTTGGGCGAAGGCGCACCCCGGTTTAGGCACGATTGTTGACCCGACGCAGTTGCAATTGGCTGCGCAAACGATGCTAAATACAGGTGATCCCGTGCAGATTGCCGAGTTTGAAACGCAGTTAGCGTGCAGATATCACACGATTGCGACCTCCGATGTCGATACTGCAATCCTTGAGCGGCAATTTGAGGAGGTTGATTGGACGCGACTGCGCGGACAGCCGGCGGTGATCGCGATCGACTTGAGCCGCGGTGGCTACGGCCCGCAGCTCGACCTGACCGCCATGACTTTGATGGTGGTGGATGGCAAGATGATCCGCGGCCGCAACGTGTGCTGGTGGGCGGGCGTTGACATTGCACTCGACGAGAAGAAATGCAAGAACCCATTGCAGCAATGGATTCAAGCAGGGCACTTGCGGCGTATGCCTGGTGAGTGGCAGGACATGAGCGTTGTCGAGGCAGAGTTGGAGAACATGATCGCCACTTACGACGTCCGCAAGATCGGAGTAGACCCACATCCGGCGCAAGCGCGTGACATTAAGCGATGGATTGACCGCGGATGGCCCATCGTCACAGTAGATCAGTCGATCCGAACCATGGCACCAGCGTGGAAATGCTGGGCAGACCTCCTCAAAAGTAGGCAATTGACCTACAACAATGACCCAGTTTTGGTGTCGGGGCTTAACCAAATCACCTTAATTTCAGACAATGTTGGCAACATCCGGCCGGTAAAGGGACGCGGCGGCAAGGGCAACATGGACGTGATCGTCTCCGGCAACATGGCAGCGCTTCTGATGGAGCATCACCAGGTGCGCGAGGCAACCGGACTAAGTACGAGCAGTTGTCCAATCGGTTAAGAGTGTAAGTCAAAAATAATCGCTTGACAACGCGAGGCACATTTGTTCCATGCGTGAGTGAGCATCTTCGCCAGGTTCATGGGATTCAGAAGCGCCACGGTCGTCTACGCACGGCCGGAGCCGCTAGCCGCACCGGCTATATCGTCCCTCCCTGCGGTCGTTCGAGCAATTCAATTGATATCGGCAGACCTTGCACGGCTACCGTTCCACGTCGTTGATAGCGACGGTCAATTGGTTGACTCGCCGATTACACAACTGATGAGCCGCGACGCCTCGCGCTGGCAATCAGGTTACGAGTTCCGACGCTACATCACCGCTTGCGCGCTCGAATCCGGCAACGGTGTCGCGCTAATTCGGCGCGATAGTTCAGGCGCTGTTGCGGAACTGCAACCGATGCCGACGAACGCGATCAGTTCGGAAATGACCGAAGACGGCGTGATCTACAAGCTTGCCGGTACTACGTTGTCCTCCGACCAGGTGCTGCATCTTGGTTGCTACCCGGATCCACTGCGCCCGGATTGGTTCATTGGGCCACTGGACGCAGCACGGGCAGCGTTCAATCTGGCCGCAGACCAGGACGCGGCGCACTCGGCGCTTATTAAAAGTGGCGGAAAGATCAGCATTAGCCACCCTGGCGCTATGTCCGATCAGACGGTGCAAGCCATCCGCGACGCCTGGCAGACGATGCACTCAACGCCTGAAGGCGCGTCGCGCCCGTTGATCTTGCGCGAGGGCATGAAGGCCGAGAAGATCAGCGAGAGCACCAGCAATGTGTTGGAGTCGCGCCGGTTCTCCATTCAGGAAGTGGCGCGCGCCTTTGGCATCCCCCCGGAAATGCTTTACCAGCAGGGCGGCGGCGCGCTCTCCTCACAATCCGAAACAGCACGCGCCTACGTCGATGGCGCACTAGCCCAATGGGTGACAGCGTGGGAGTCGGAGATCACGCGAAAACTCTGCGGGCCCGGCGAACACGCAAGGCTCGATACCGACGTCCTGCTCCGCGGCAATATGCGGGATGCGGGTATGGCGCTGTCGAAACTCGTCCTCGCCGGGATCCTCTCACCGAACGACGGTCGGAAGCGCATGGGTTTGCCACCGATCGAAGGCGAACAGTTCGAAATTCCAAGTGTGTCGATGCCAGGCGGCATGAGCGCCACGCAAGGGGACAACGCCGCCGGAAACATCGATGGAGGTGAAGACATTGCTTGAGATTCGCACAGCCAAACTAGCCATGACTGGCGACAAGATCGGCGGCTACGCCTCGGTCTATGACGCTCCAAGTCACCCGCTGACCTTCCGCGGCATCAATGGCGGCAAGCCATTTACCGAACGTGTCGCCCGCGGCGCTTTTGATTCGTCACTCAGTAGCAACATTTCGCTACTTGTTGGTCACGATTCACGCGACTTACTCGCCAACACCAAGAGCGGATTGCTGCAACTGCGCAGCGATCAGCACGGCCTTGCGTTTGAAGTAACGCTGCCCGACACCCAACGCGCTAAGGACGTTCGCCAGTTGGTGGACGCTGGCGTGTTGTCGGAGATGTCGTTTGGCTTCAACGTGATCTCAGATTCTTGGAGCGGCAACACACGCACGCTCAATCAAGTTCGTTTGATCGAAATTTCCGTAGTGTCCGAAGGCGCTTATCAGCAGACGAGCGTCGAGGCAAGAACCCTTCAGTCGGGCGTTGCCCGGCTTCGTCTGCGATTAAGGATGCCATCATGAAACTGTCTGAAATGTTTGAGACCCGTAAGGCGCTTGTTGCAGAGCGCGATTCCATTCTCGCCCAGGACACCATGTCCGTCGAAGTCGAGGCCCGCGGCCACGAAGTCGCCAACGAACTCGGCAAGCTCGATGCAGAGATCCGCGCAGCGCAAGTGCGCGAGCGTTTCGCTTCATCGTCTGCCATTGAGAACATCGTCAAGCGCGACAACGAGCGTTCGCTCGACATTCGTGACTCTGCGAAGTACAAGGATCAGTTCGTTAACTACTTGCGCAACGGCACTATGCCGGAACAGCGTGAACTGATTTCAACCGCTTCGAGCTCGATTCTCATTCCTAAGATTTACGAAGAAATGGTCATGAAGTACCTTTCTGCGAATTCAATCATGAGAAGCATCGGAGACCTGCGGACAGGAGTTCAGGGATACCAAGCGCTTCGTTACTCGACGCTGAAGACTGCGGACTACACCTCTGCCTGGACTGAAGCCGACACGGGCACCGTTGCTGCAACCGCTGCTGATCCGTTGTTCACGGAAGTTGCATTGCCACCGGTTCTTTGCTTGCCGAAGACCGAAGTGTCTCAGCAACTCATCGTCCAATCCGACCGTTCATTTTCCGTGGAAGAGGAAGTCCTCTCACATTTGCAGGTTCAGCTGCAGAAAAACCTTGAATTTGGCTACGTGGGAGGCTCAGGTACAAATCAGCCAACCGGCATCTTTAAGGTAACCAGCACCACTGGCATCAACATCACTACAGCAACTGCAACGTCGGGCGGTGGAAACCTCCGCGCGAACAGCATTGCTGGCGTGACGTCTGCCGGTTGGGTTGCTAAGCTCCTTGAAATGCGCTACACGAAGTTGCCAGCAGCGTATTGGAACACCGCGGCTTGGATCATTCCGCAAGACGTTTATGCAGTCATTGCCGGAACATTGGTCAACAATGTGCCGATCTTTGTCCCAAGTTCGGACAACGTAGCAACGATTCAGAACGCTGCACCGTTTACCTTGTTTGGGCTCCCAGTGTTCATCACGGAATACACTCCTGCGCAGATCACCACGAACACCACTGGCAAGAACTGCTTGGTAGTGCTCGGCGGAATCCGAGACGCCTTCGCGATGCGTGAATGGGGTTCTATGTCAGTGACCCGCGACGAATACAGCCTGAGCGGTACGGGCCGTATTCGTTACCAGGGCATGATGTTTGCCAACTCCAACCACACCCGCGTCAATGCGCTGGTGCAGTTGCAAGTCACCAACGCCGCTTCGTAATTCTGATCCTCTCATCCTTTAGGTGGGTGGGGCTTCGGCCCCACCTACCTACAGCGAGGAACAATGGCTCTAGACCTAGCAAAGTTCCGCAGTTGGGCCCGCATTCCTCACACAGAGGATGACCCGGCTATTGGCATTGCCTGGTCTGCCGCCGTACGCGAACTAGAAGAGCGCACCGGGTGGTGCGTGGAGAGTGTCACCAGGACGCAGTGGGTGCCCGCAGCGCCCTTGACGATCTACGGCGGTCTGTACCTTCGTCTTGAGCGCCAAGGCGACCTGGCGGGCACTACGGTGACCTACAGCGACAGCACGACGGTGCCGCTTACCGGCACGTGCTCCAAGATCCAAATTAATGGCCTGATCTACGTCGATATGGAAATCGACAACCTGACCTACCCGGTCACCCTGACCGTGACGGCCGGGAACGCAGCGCTTAACCCGCTGCTCGAAATGGCGCTTCTCCAGCGCGTCGCGCACCATGTTGCAAGCCGCGGCGATGACACGGTAGCCCTGGACTCGACCTACTGGGATCGGATCACCGGCATGATGAGCAAGGGCATCGGCTGATGGCCGGGCATGTCCCATCCGGAATGATGCGCCTCGTGATGACGGCGCAGAATCCAGTAGCCACGGTTGACACATTTGGCCAGGCGCAGGAGTCTTGGTTGTCGTTTGCTACCATCGCGGTGCACATTGAGGTTGCAAACACGGAAGAGACAATGGTAAACGGCGGCTCAAGCGTGCGTACCGATTGGCGCATCCTCGCTGCTTTCCATCCGTCCGTAACCACGCGTTCTCGTTTGCTCTTAAATGACAACGGCACTACGCGAACGTTCTTTATTAAAGGTTGCTGGGATCGCGATCAGAAGCGCCGACGCCTTGAGATTAACGCGGTGGAGGTAACCGAATGAGGTTCCACGACCGATACATGGGCTCAACTCGTAGCGGTGGCGGTGGTTCTTCACCTTCGTCGAAGTCTGTTCGCATTCTTATTGATACAAACGAAGTCACGCGCACACTAGCGCGGCTTTCGCCCATGCTGAACGAAGCCGTACGAAAGAAGGCAATCCGTAAGGGCTTTAAGCCGTTTGTTGGCAACCTGAAAGCCGTCCTGATGAATGCGCCCTACATCCGCAGCGGAAAGAACACCCACCGCAAGGCAATCGGGGCCGCTACGCGTGTTAGTTCTCCTAAGCGAATGGCCGGGCCAGGCTCGTCTATCCGAGCAGAGCTTGGCGTTCAACTTGGAAAAAAGGGCGGCGCGCGCGCTGGCGGCAAACAATTTGTGTTCCCCTGGACTGAGAACGGATTCATTCACAAAAACTCAGACCGCATGATTCCCGGCAACCACTACGGCGAGATGTGGGGCAAGGCAAACGTGAACCGGATCATGCAAGCGATCAGCACGGAAATTCTCATTGAGGCTCGGAAGATCCTCGGAATGGGGAATACCAGTGTCCCTAAGTAATATTCAACGCGCTGTCCAGGCGGCACTTGAAGCCAACGCAGACACGTTCTGCGGTGTTCGCCAGGCGGGTGTTGCAACACCGTGTTACGTCTACGAAATCACCAGCGCTGCTATTGATGTTGTTACTTCAGGCATACCTTCCCTGTGCCATTGGACGGTAACCGTCCAAGTGGAAGCCATCGCCGATACGGTCGATCAGTGCCTCGGACTAGTTGACGATTTGCGGGCTACGTTTACTTCACCAATTACCAACGCCACCTACGACTGTGTGCTTGTGTTGTCAGCGTTCAGCGTGACCATGAGCACCGAATCAATCGATGACGGCAAGACCGATGCGGAGCGCATTGGGACTATTCAACTCGAACTACTTGTACAGGAGACCACCTAATGGCAATCACTCCCGGATACGGCGGAGCGCTTACGCTCAACTTCCAATCGTCAACCGCTGTTTCGTATGCAGCCAAAAATGTCACATTTAGTCATTCGCGCTCATCGCTTGACTCCACAAGTCTTGCTGACTTTGCCGAGAAGCGGATGCCTGGCCGCATTCAGCGTAGCGTTACGTTTGACTGCATGGCAGACTCATCGCTCGATGCGGCCATTCGCACGCACATGAACCCGACCACCATCGCACTGGCGCAGGGTGTCACGGTGGCATTCAGTTACACCGACAAGGGTTCAATCGCTTACACCATCACCGGACACCTAACCAGCGCAACGCGCACCGATGACGGTTCGGGCCCTGGTATGTGGTCAATGACACTTGAGGAGGCTTGATGCCGTTTGATCTGTCTTCAATCTCACCAAAGCCACGGCGCGTTGATGTGCCTGATGTTGGCGTCATCATGGTGCGTGAGCCTACGATGGCGGACTACACCCGCGCAGCCGCTGATCCGTACTGGTGGGCGGCTTGCTTGTCTTGCATCGATGGGACGCCGTTTGTCCACAACCACGGAGAGATGGCAAACGTGCGAGCGGACATTTGTTCGGCGCTGCTAGAGGAGATCAACCGGGAACGTTTTACGACGCCGCCGAACGGCGGCTCTGGAGAATCGCAGACGCCGAGCAACGCATGAACATGAGCGGACTCATTGCTAAGACGGAACTGACCACCCTTGAGCGGTGCGAATGGCTGCTCACGGCCCTGGTGTGCAATGCTGTCGGTCAGAAGCCACAGCGCTGCATTCCTTGGTTAAAAAAGGAGACCTATGGCAGATAAGAGCATGAAAGCCGTCATTCGCGCTGAAGTTGATCCGTCCGGCGTCATTAAAGGCGTCGCCGCAACCAATCGCGAACTGGCCAAGTTGAACAGCAAGACGAGCGCTATCGCTGTCGGTGCATCGTTCAACATGGCGCAGATGGGCTTTCAGATGCTAATGAGCGTTTTTCGCATGATGGATCGACGCGTTTCCGAAATGGCGCAGATGTCTACGCGGTTTTCGCCCGAGGCGCAAACTGGCGTGATGAGAACCAAGATGCTTGAATTAAAGCGCGAGCAGTTTTATGCAGAAAAATTCGGTTTAGATGTGGCTGGCAGTGAACGCGTAAAGCGTGAAGGAATCGTAAGACGCGCCGAACAGGACGTGGCTTCCGGAACTGGAGGCATTTCTTTTATTCAAAGCCTTAAAGAAGATGCTTCTTCGCTTATGAATGCAAGCTCGGGAAACTTCATGGAAAACATGATGGATCCAAGCAAACTAATAATGGATCAGCAAGTGAACGCAAGGCGTTTCAAACAGTTACAAGGCTTTATGCCTTTCTTAAGCGAAGATTATTTGCTTCAAAAAAGGGCAAGTGGCGGGTACGGATTGAATCTCGAAGCGTTTGGACAGATGGGGCAAAACATGACCGCCGGAATGAGTGACAACAAAGATAGAGATATTCAAGTTAGGGAAGCCATCATTGATGCTGAGAACTTGCGCATGATGCGCGAACAGAATCGGCTTCTGAAAGGTGGCTCGTAATGTCATTCACACTCGTTGAACGCGCAAACAGCCGCAGTTATTCACTTGTTCCAACGCCAGGTGAGTCCTTTATCACTTTGCAGTACTTGATGACGTGGAGCAGCGCCAGCACACAGCCAACCGAGGGGCAGATTCTTGCTGCTGCTGGAACTCCTCCAAGCCGAATCAGTTCATCGGTTTACACGGGCAACTCATACCTAAAAACGATGGTGGTTCGCGAGGTTGCCATTGAGCCAGTACGGGAACGGCAGAACGCTTGGATTGTCACGCACCGCGCAAGCACGCGCAACGGTTCGTTACTTAGTGAGACAGACGGCAGTTACTGCACGTGCACCCGCGCTACGGTGGTTCGATCAACTGCCATGTACCGCAAGAGTCCTACTTTCCCAACGAACGGAACAGTGACGTTTTCGGGTGCTGGAGATATCGGCGGCACAGCCGTTGACACTAACGGAAAACCCAAGGTCTACGACGTACCGCAACAACTTGTAACGATTGAAACGCAATACGACAGAACGCTTCCGCAAGGGAGCCCAGCTGCTGAACCACTATGGTCGGTTTACACGTCTTACGTAGGCAATCGGAACAGCGCTGTGTTTCTCGGCTTTCCAA